GAGTTATCCACAGGTTATCCACAGGGTTATCCACAGGGGTCTTTAGGGTTGATTTGGGTCAATATGGGGTTTGATCTGGATCAATTGTTTGCCTTTGGGTGGCATAATCTGTGCTGTGTACCCTTTGGCACTCCTTTAGATAGTCGACAGCTAGCAGGAGCTAGCACAGGGCCCCTCTATATAGAGCAGGCTAGGACACAGCGGGTGGATACCATGTTTACGGTATTTTTCACGATGGGGCTTGACAGGTGACTCTGAGTGCTTTATAGTTCAGGGCATGGATCGAACGAATGGTTCGAGGTATTCTTAAGGAGATAAATCATGATGATGCGTTTTGACAATATCGTTTCCCTGCCCTCTGGCAATACCGCCCGCGGCTTCAATGTTCGCGATCTCGGCAATGGCCGTGTCCGTATCCAGTACGTCTATACTGACCGCCGCCGTAATCACCAGACGGCCCGCAGGTTCACGGCGGAATTCCTGAACGGTCGCCTCGAATCCATCACCGCCCGTAGTGCCCGCGGTGGCCGTGTCGAGTTCTTCTCGACCTCCACGATCATCAATGAGCTCCTTGAGATGCTCGCCGAGGTTAGCAAGGCGAATGAGGCCCTCTCGAACTTCCGCAAGGACGCCGCCGAGATGCGTGCCACTGAAACGACCGAAACCAACGAACAGGACGACACCACTCTTCTGGACACCCTCAAGATGGTGGGAGGCATGGTCATGGTTAACATGATCATCACCCTTGCAACGCTGGGGATTGTGTGGTATAATCTCTAACGAGTCCTAAGGGAGGGGCTTAGGCCTCTCCTGATGGATCCCGCTGAATCTAGCAAAGGGGTATTGAAGATGAATACACAGGTCAAAAAGGTACTGGACACCCTACCGTCGTACATGGTCGCCGAGTGGGCCCTGCCTGCTCTCATCAATGGTGACTACACGGGTATCATTCCCATGGATGCCACTGAGAGCATCGGAGAGGCCGCTATGGTCGCCCAGTTTGATGATGAGGTATTGCAAGGACGATCCATCATCGTCGACGAAGAAGAAGACGGGACGATTAACCCGGTCTTCTGTAAAGACGAGATCACGGGCACCTATGCTGAGTGTGTCCGTATCTGGCTAGCCTAAACCCCAATGAAAGGAATCCACGCCATGAAAATGATCTTTCTCAAGTCATCGGGAAACACCAAGACAGGAGACATAATGCAGTCGTACTCCTCAAAGAGCTCATGCCCCAACAGGTGCCCATTTAAGGGCTCTGGATGCTACGCAGAGGGCATCCGAACGGTCAAGACATGGGAGAGGGCAGACGATGAGACCGACAGGCGTTTCGTGTCTTCTCAAGATGACCTGACGCTCGCATTGCTAAAGCAAAGGGCTTTAACACTGTGTTGACTAGCGTCAACCCCAAAGATGACATTAGGCTACTCAGAGAAGTTCATGGTCTCACCGCTGTCCAGTGCCCCGCACAGACACGAGAAGGCATCACCTGCAAGGGCTGTAGGTTGTGTGCAAAGGATAGGGAGGCAATCGTTGTCTTTGGTATCCATGGTTCCCACAAGGGCAAAGCTCGAAAGGCTATCCAGATTCATAGTGCTAAGCTCAAGTAACAGCTAGATCTCTAGAAACCACGCTAGCAAAGCTAGCCACGCTAGCAAAGCTAGCCACGCTAGCAAAGCTAGTCACGCTAGCAAAGCTAGTCACGCTAGCAAAGCTAGTCACGCTAGTCACGCTAGTCACAACAAACAACTAAAGGAATGCCCCTAGGAGCCAAATTAAGGCACCTAGGAGCGTCTACAGGAGACATCATGTATACTCGCATCACCACCATCATCGAATGCTCTGACGTAGCCTCTATTCTTTTCTATCGTTGGAAAGATGGGGCATATGCAGTCACCTTTACGGACTGCGAGTCTATCTACACTTTCACCGGTAAATATTCAGGGGGTGAAAATGTAGAGGGCAAGCTCTACAAGTTCAAGAAAGGAGGCTCTATGGAACTCATTGGAAATGCTTCAATGCACGGAAGTGTTATGAATGCAATCCTGTCAATGTGGAATAATTACATTAAGGAGATTGAGAATGCTTAATCTTAAAGAATACCTGATTGTATTCATTGGAATTGCAATCATTCTTGGAATCTTTCCCCTGTTTGTCTTTATTTGCAAACTTATGGGAATCTATTACTAAAAGGGGACAAAATGGAAGAAATTAACACTGTTAATAGTGGAAAGCCTGAAACCAGTACCCATTACATGGGAGCTGTCCAGCCTATTGAATTGATGCTCAATGTATTATCTCATGAGGAATTCATTGGATTCCTTAAGGGCAATATGATTAAATATGCGTTCAGAGCGGGACGCAAAGCAGGGGAATCCGCAGAGAAAGACAGAAACAAATACCTGACTTATGCCGAATGGTTGCGTACTTTCGAGTCATTCGGTATCATCTATGTCAACGATGAGTGTGTTGAGAAAGGTAAAATCAATGATTAGAGGAGACACGAGGATTTAATAAAATCCATGCTCCTAGGGAGAGGGTGAAAGAGGCTATAGACTCCTAAGGGAATCCAAAGGAAACCACAGGAGTCTATAGTTTAACTATGGGTAATATCCTACATCATCACCTATATAACCCTATATAAAAGAGTATAAAAGATCTATAGATATAACTAGAGGTAACCCCTATGTCTTATGATAAATTGAATAGTTTTAGAATTGATGGTGAAAATGAATATGACGATCTCTGTCTTAAATACGGCAAAGCCCGTGTAGACAGGGAAATTGAATTAGAACTTGAAAGCAAGGAAAATGCCTTCAATGCTTTCATGTCTAAGCGTAATAAGGCCATTGAAAGCGGTACTATTGGTAATATGGGTGCAAGTCGTGTCTTGATCAGTGAAGCCATCCCTGTCATGACTAAGGCCCTTGACAAGTGGTTTAAGGATGTTGATACTGGAAAGCCCGGTAAGCGTCATGTGATGGCATCCATAATTCGGACTCTGTCTTCCGAAGAAATCGCGTTCATTTCCATTAGGACCATCATTGAAAATTCCCTTGGAATCGTGTCTTTAACCAAATTGTCCTCTGCAATTGGTGAAGCTATTGAGGATGAACTTCGGTTCAAGATGGTAGTTGCAACCATGGATAAGAAAGAGCTTAGCAGGTTCAATGCAGGGCTTGATAAGCGTATTTCCATGCAGTTCAAAAAGCGCTATGTCGAAAACAAGGAAAAAATCCTTGCAGACGAAAAGAGACTCAAGAGATGGAACAAGTGGGGTAATGCTAACAGGGTTCAAGTAGGTCTTAAGTTGGTAGACATTTTCATCGTGTCTACTGGCTTAGGTGCCCTTGAGAAAACCATGAGTGACAACAAAAACGTGCATTACATTTTCTGTCTTGACCCTGACGTGTTGACGTATTTGGAACACGAGGATAAGGAAACGGCTAGTCTCATGTTCCAAAATCGGCCCATGGTGATCCCTCCTAAGCCGTGGACTACTCCTTTTGATGGGGGCTATCTGATTAACCTCAAGAAGCCCATACAGCTTGTTAGAATGCCCTCTAAGGAGTGTGCACAGCTCTACGATGAGGTTGATATGCCTAACGTGTATAAGGCCGTCAATGCCATCCAGTCTACGGCTTGGAGGATTAACCGTAGAGTGCTCGACGTGGCCAATGAGGTCTGCTCTTGGGCTCACATCCCAGAAGCCCTTGAGATGCCCTCTGCTACCCCTGCGGAGCCTCCAATGAGGCCTGCAGAGGCAGACACTAGCGAGGAGGTACAACGTGATTGGCGAAGTGCTATGGTGCACTACTATCAAGACGACAATAAGCGTAAGAGCAAGCGTTACCTTGTGAATGGTGTCCTCGCACTGGCAAACACCTACAAGGACGACATGGAAATCTATTTCCCCCATAATCTGGATTTCCGTGGTCGTGTCTATCCCTTGACTCAGTTGAGCCCTCAAGGCAATGACTTTACTAAAGCCCTCATTGAGTTTGCCGAGGGGGTGCCTCTTGGTGAGAATGGGCATACTTGGCTGGCCTTTCAGGGTGCTAACTGCTACGGCCTTGACAAGAAACCCTTTGAAGAGCGTATTGCTTGGGTCTATGAAAACACTGACATGATTCTGTCTATTGCCAAGGATCCCCTGCAGGATCTCCGATGGACTGAGACGGATTCCCCGTGGGAATTCCTTGCATTTTGCTTTGAATGGTCGGACTATCTGGATAAGGGTGACTCTTACGTGTCTCACCTCCCGATTGCCTTTGATGGCTCCTGCTCTGGCTTACAGCATTTTTCTGCGATGCTAAGGGATGAAGTCGGTGGGGAAGCTGTCAACCTCATGCCTGATGATCATGTTCATGACATCTATGGCATCGTCGCTACCAAGGTCACCGAACTCCTTAAAAAGGACTATGACAATGGTACCGATGACACCATGGCTAAAACTGAAGACGGTGATGATTACCTGAAGAAGGGCACCCGTAGTATGGCCACGGAATGGCTCAAGCACGGAGTTACCCGCAAGGTGACTAAGCGTAGCACCATGACGCTTTGCTACGGCTCTAGTAAATTTGGCTTTGCCGAACAGGTTTTGGAAGACACTATTTACCCTGCTCTTTCAAAGAATCCCACGGCCTTCAGTCGTCCTAGCCAGTCCGCTAGGTACATGGCTGGATTGATCTGGGAAGCCCTGCAAGGGGTCGTAGTGAAAGCTGTAGAGGCTATGGGTTGGCTTCAGGTTGCAAGTGGCTTGCTCGCTCAGGACAAGGATATTAACGGCCAAAGTATGCCTACCTATTGGATTACCCCTGCGGGATTCCCTGTAAAACAGAAGTACAACAAGGTTGTGCTCAAGCAACTCAGGACGTTTACTACTGGAACCATTCGAGTCAAGGAGCCATTCAAGGAAGATAGCCAGATTGAGGAAGGTGCCTCTATCAACCCCGTGGTGTACGAGAGTACCCCCGAGATTGATACCCGAAAACAGAAGCAGGGTATTGCACCCAACTACGTCCATAGCATGGATGCCTCCCACCTTATGCTTACGGTGTGCTCTTGTGTCGACAAGGGCGTCAAGTCCTTTGCGATGATTCATGACTCCTATGGGGCACCTGCAGGACATGGTGACATCATGTTCACGACCGTTAGGGAAGTGTTTGTAGATACCTACAGTAAGAATGATGTACTGCAGGATCTTCACGATCACATTGAAAACCTTTTGTCTCCTAAGATGGTCGACAAGCTCCCTGAGATTCCCTCTAAGGGAAACCTTGATCTTGAGCGAGTCAAGGAGTCCATGTACGCCTTTAGCTAACCCCAACTAATAAAATCCATACTCCTAGGGAGAGTAACCAAGCCTCCCTAGGTTAAACTAATAAAATCCATACTCCTAGGGAGAGTGTTCAAGCCTCCCTAGGTTAAACAAACAAGGAAGTAATTAATGTCTAGCAACAACAATCGTTTTACGACCCCCAAGGGTCTCGCACAGTATCCCGCTCTCAAGACTCCTGACACGAAGTTCAATCCTGAGGGTGACTACAAGGTCAATCTTGTCATGGAAGATGATGAGAAGACCAATTCCCTCGTGTCTAAGCTCGAGGCAGTCCTTGAGGACTTCTATGAGAATGACGACAATGTCAAGCAGGCCATTTCTAAGGGTCGCAAGGTGGTGACTCAGGACATCTATGAAAAGGATGAAGAAGGCCGCATTGTGATGAAGTTCAAGCAGAAGGCGGTCATTACGAAGAAGGATGGTTCCAAGATTCCCGTCAAGATCCGACAGTTTGACTCTAAGGGGAAGCCCATTGACGTCAACATCGGTCGAGACAGTGTCATCAAGGTGTCCTTCACTGCCAACCCGTACTACATGCCCTCTACGCGTACCTGTGGGCTTTCCCTGCGACTCCTTGCAGTTCAGGTTATCTCTCTGAATGAGTTCGGTGATTCCTCTGCGTCCTCTTATGGCTTTGAAGAAGAAGAGGGTTATAACGGTGAGGAGCCTGAGGATTCCTCTAAGAGCTTTGAAGATATTGACAACGATGTCCCCGGAGATTTCTAAATGACTAAGTTTACTTTCGGCCCTAAACTGCGTGAGGGGCTTGGCCTCCTCCTTACTGACGAAGGCCTTGAAAAGGCTCTTGAGTCCGCAATTGAGCATTACAACTGGTACATTGAAAAGGAAGGTAAGGAACCAAGAGGCTTCTATTGCTCCATCTCTGGTGACAAGCGGCACTTCAAGAGCAACACCGCCTACTATGACGCTAGGTTCATCTATGAAGTGATGCCCTACTCGTTTACGTTCGATGTCAATGTTGAGGATCTTATCTTTGAAGATGCTGAAGTAGTCGAGTACGATAAGCCTTACAGCATTGGGGAATTCCTTAGCAAGGATCTTAGTGGTGTTGGTGGCGCCTGTGTCCTTGTCATGTTTGATCCTGATGATGAATCTACAGAGTGTTTCTGCCGTCCCGACCTTATGATTGGACAAATCCTGTTCGATTGGAGCGATAGTGACAATAAATACTTCATTCGAGTTTTTGGCTCTTATGAGTATGACATTTATGAAGATGAGGTTCATGAAGGATGTAGGGTTATGCTCCCCTCTCGTAGAAACCTGCTTAAGGAGCATGCAGAGTAATAGATGACTACCCGTAGTGCGGCCTATAGTAAAAAGAGGATGCACAACAAGGGAACTTACCGAAGCGGCCTTGAGGAGAAAGTCTCAGACTCCCTCAGGGCCTTCGGTATTGAGCCTCATTATGAGGAGAAGTATCTGGAGTATATTGTGCCCGAAAGCAAGCACAAATATACTCCTGACTTCGTTTTGCCTAATGGGATTCTCATAGAAACTAAAGGTGTATGGGATTCTGAAGATAGGAAGAAACATGTTTTAATTAAGGCTCAACACCCCGAGTTGGACATTCGCTTTGTCTTTAGTAGATCCAAAACCCCTATTTACAAAGGAAGCAAAACAACTTATGCGTCCTTTTGTGAAAAGAATGGGATCAAATATTCCGACAAAACAATCCCCCTTGAATGGATTAAAGAGGATCCCAAGGTAATCCCTGAAGGTATTCTTCTTAATAAAGGTTAATTAAAATATGGTTTCTTTCAAGGCTCCAAAGATTGAGGAGCATAAATCTTTTGTCTCTTATAAGAATAGAGAGACTACTAAATATCTTGTCGTTCACTGCTCTGCCACTCAGAATGTGCCATCTTTTACGTGGAAAACCATTGACCAGATGCACAGACAGCAGGGGTGGTTGGGTATTGGTTACCACTTTGTAATTCTTACTGACGGTACCATCCAGAGAGGTAGGCCCCTAGAGGCCATTGGTTCCCATGTAAAGGGTTACAACAACTGCTCTGTTGGTATCTGCCTCATTGGTGGTGTGGATGCTAAGGGCAAGTCCGTAGACAACTTTACAGAGGAACAGAAGGAGTCTCTTAAGTGTCTACTGGATTACCTCAGAGGGTACTATAAAGATGAAGTCGATGTACTTGGCCACAGAGATTTTGCAGGCGTCAACAAAGACTGCCCTTGCTTTGATGTTAAGGGATGGTATAAGGGCGCTAAGTTTGCTAGGTATGAAGATACTGAGGCGTTCTGGAGTAAGGTAACCTTCTCCAAGGGTGTCTTTAAGGACTTTAATGGAGACCCTGAAGAAGGGGATGTTGTCCGCATTGAATAAAATCAATACTCCTAGGGAGAGAGTATGCAGTATGTGAAATCTCTTATGGTTATCCTTGCGTTCATTCTGGGACTGGCTCTAGGTGAATCTCTTGAGGAAAAAAGAAATCAAGAGGTTCACCTAGAGGAACAACGAGCTCACTTAACGGAACTAAAGACTCTACAGGAAAGAAAGGATGCGACGATTAACTTACTTCTTAAAGACATGGCTACCGCTGATGCTGTGCAATCTGCTATTGATAAGCGGGTTAACCGCCTGCAGTACAACATCAATGCAGGAAACAAAGCCATCATGCAACATACCGATAGAGCTTATGCAGAGTCAATCATCCAGTGTAGAAACCTACTGTCAGAAGGTGCAGAACTACACGGGGAAGGTGTTAAGATACTCAGAGACACCAATAGACGACTTGAAGCAATAATCAATATTCACAAAGAACAAAACTCTCCTTAGCTCAGTTGGATAGAGCATATGCCTTCTAAGCATACGGTCACAGGTTCGAATCCTGTAGGAGAGACCAAATACGCTAGTTGATTGTGCTCCTCTCACAATAAGAGAAGTGAGGAAGTCCTAGTTTCAGCGCAGATGCTAGCTTGAGTTAAGATGTAACTTTATACCCTAGTGGCGAAATGGTATACGCAACTGAATTAGAATCAGTGGAGAAGGAACGCTCGTGTGGGTTCGATTCCCTCCTAGGGTACCATTTATTTTTTAAAAGAGAGGCAATTATGCAGACTCAGAAGGAACTTGATCGAATGGAATCTGATTGGGAAGCTCGTTGGGAAGACGAGTATCAGGAATATCTTGAGTCCCTTGATGAAGAAGACGATGAGGATGAAGACGACGACTATGATGAGGAAGATAATGACTACTAAAGTTGGATCTAGTGAAGCACTTTGCATCTGCCATCAGGATAATCTCTATACGTTCGTCCTTAGGTATCCTAGGATGATCCATAGTGAATTCATGACTCACAGGGTCTTCAGCCGCAATGCCAGTAGCTCCCGTGCAATCCCTGTAGCTAAGGTTATTGAACAGGTGCGCAATGACCCCTTTATCCCTTCTAACGTCTACATGAATCAATCTGGCATGGTTGGTACTGTTGAGGCTTCTGAGGATACCTATGAGTCTTTTAAGGGTCTTTGGCTTAAAGCTGTAGACAGTGCAGTAACTGTCGCAGAATCCATGGTTGCTCTTGGCATCCATAAGCAACACGTCAATAGAATCCTTGAACCCTTCCAGTACATTAACGTGATTGTGACTGCTACTGAGTGGGAGAACTTCCTGCATCTTAGGCTCGCCAGTGATGCACAGCCTGAGATGCAGGATCTTGCAAGGGCCATTAAGGGTGAGATGGACAAGGTAGGCAATAATATCATTAGTGTCTACCATATTTGTGGGAAGTATGTTAGTCTTCCCTTTATCACTCAAGAGGAAGTTGATGAGCACTGCATGAACTCGTTTAGTTCTTCTGAAGTCCTCATTAATGATCTCATGCTTATTTCCTCTGCACGTTGTGCGAGAGTGTCTTACAACAACCATGACGGCTCTTGTCCTGACGAACACAAGGACAAGAAGCTGGCACGAAGGCTCCTCGAAGCAGGTCATATGTCACCCATGGAGCACCCCTGTATTTGGGCAGGAGACATGCGGTACCATAGAAACCTGTACGGCTGGGAGAGCCTTCGTTGTAAATTTGGTTATTAAAAGATGAATCAAGAGAGTACATTCCTTTATCATGAGCATTGCCCTGAATGTGGTTCCTCTGACGCCTGTGGTGTCTTTAGTGATGGCCATAGGTATTGTTATTCTTGTAATACTTATTTTAGACCTGATGGGTCTGTAAAGAAGGAGGTAACTAGAGTGTCTAAGGAGTGTATTCCTTTTGAAGACCTTGAAGCTGTTTCCCTTACTAAGCGTTGTATTAGTAAAGATACTTGTTCTAAATTCAAGTATTTTTCTACTGTTTACAAAGGGAAGCCTTGCCAAGTAGCGTGTTATTATGACGATTCGGGGAGCCTTGTTGGGCAGAAGCTCAGGTTCCCCGATAAGTCCTTTGCTGTCCTTGGTTCTATCTCTAATAGGCTCTATGGATCCCAATTGTGGGCTAGTGGTAAGAAGATCGTCATTACTGAAGGTGAGATTGATTGTCTTACTGTGAGTCAACTTCAGGGTAACAAGTGGCCTGTAGTGAGTATTCCTAATGGGGCACAAGGGGCAAAGAAGGCTATTGAGGCCAACCTTGAGTATCTTGACAAGTTTGAAGAAGTGGTTCTCATGTTTGACATGGATGAACCTGGTCGTAAGGCTTGTGAAGAGTGTGCAAAGATACTGCCTGCAGGTAAGGCATATATTGCTAATCTTCCTTGTAAGGATCCTAATGAGTGCCTTAGTGAAGGCAAGGGGTCTGAAGTTCTTCAAGCTGTATGGAATGCCAAGCCTTACAGACCTGATGGGATTATTGCGGGTACGGACTTGTATGAGAAGTGCGTCACCGACATTGATGACCTTAAGGATTCTGTGGAGTACCCTTGGGTTGCTCTTCAGAACAAAACTAAAGGAGCTAGGCATGGCGAATTGTATGTCTTCACAAGTGGAAGTGGTATGGGAAAGTCCACAATACTCAGAGAACTCGAATACTACTTTGGTGTTCAGCGTGGAGAACTTTGCGGAATTGTTGCTCTTGAAGAGTCTACTCGAAAAACTGGGATGGAGCTCATGTCAATTCACCTTAATAAGCGACTCATACTCAATCCTGAGTGTGCAGATGAAAGTGAACGAGGCAAAGCTTTTAACGAAACAATTGGTAATGGAAAATTCTTCCTATACGACCATTTTGGCTCACTTGATTCAGGTAATCTGCTTAGTAAGCTTAGGTTCATGATTGTGTCCCTAGGTTGTAAGCGTATCTTCCTTGACCATATTTCCATTGTGGTCTCTGGTATGGACACTGATGAGGATGGTGGTGAACGTAAAGCCATTGACAAACTCATGACTAACCTTCGTTCACTCGTGGAAGAGACTGGAGCTACAATGTTTGTAGTGTCTCATCTTAAGCGTCCTGAAAAGAAGGGGCACGAAGAGGGTGCACAGGTGTCCTTGAGTCAACTTAGAGGGTCTGGGGCTATTGCACAGCTCTCTGATATGGTGATCGGCCTTGAGAGAAACCAACAGGGTGACAATCCTAATGTGTTGACAATTAGAGTATTGAAGAATCGTTTCTGTGGTCTTACGGGTATTAGTGGATATCTTAAGTATGACCCTGAAACTGGAAGACTGGAGGATTGCCAACAGGGGTCTGAAGATTGCCCCTTTGAATCTGAGTTTTAACAAAGCTATTTAAGAAATAAGCAAGGCTATTTAAGGAATAAGCAAGGCTATTTAAGGAATAAGCAAGGCTATTTAAGGAATAGAAAATGCTGACAATTAAAGACAAATTTATTGTATTCGATATTGAAACTGATGGGTTGCTTGATACGACCAAGAGGTTTTGGTGTGGTTGGTTGTACGACTCCTACACTGATTTGTACACTGGTTACACTGATCTTGATGAGTTCTTTGATGCCCTGAATAAGTATGGTACTAGTGGGTACAGCATCGTTGGTCACAATATCTGCAAATTCGACATCCCTGCTCTTAAGAAGCTCAAGGGTGAGAGGTTTGCATTTGATGTTCGAGATGTCTGTATTGACACTCTTGTACTTGCTCGTTTGATCTACTCGAACATCAAGGACACTGACGTGGGTCTTATGCGTTCTGGTAGGCTCCCTAAGGCTCTCTATGGTTCCCACAGCTTGAAGGCTTATGGTTATCGTATGGGTGAACTGAAGGGCACCTATGGCGAACAAGAGGGTGCTTGGGACAAGTTTACTCATGAGATGTATGAGTACAACAAACAGGACGTTGTGGTTACCCTTAAGTTGTTCCAGAAGCTGATGGCCAAGGGTTACCCCCTTAAGGCAATCCAGCTTGAGCATGACATTGCTTGGGTGATGGCTAAGCAGGAACGCAATGGGTTTGTCTTTGATAAAGATCAAGCAACAAAACTCTATTCCGAATTGGCAGGTAAGCGACAGGTTCTTTATGAGAACCTTGTTTCCAAAGGTGGGTCTTGGACTGTCTATAAGGGAGACAAGATCTATAAGCGAGATAACGCTAAGCGTGGCATCAAGGCGGGTGTCCCTTACCCTCAGTATGAAGAGGTTACCTTTAACCCCAATAGTCGCCAACACATTGCCAAGGTTCTCATGGATCGAGGCTGGGAGCCTACTGAAATGACTCCTACAGGTGCCCCTAAGGTTGATGAAGAGACTCTGAAGACTGCTAAGGGTATTGATCTTACTGAGGACATCTTGGAGTATTTGCTTATTAACAAGCGCATTGCACAGCTTGCTGAGGGTGACAATGCGTGGCTAAAGTTGATGAAGGATGATCCTGATGGTTACACTCGCATTCACGGTTCTGTTAATCCTAATGGGGCTGTCACTGGTCGTGCAACTCATGCTTATCCTAACGTTGCACAGGTACCTGCAGGGAGATCTCCCTATGGGGAGGAATGTAGGTCTCTTTTTAGAGTACCTACAGGATGGTATGAAGCGGGCATCGACGCTTCAGGTCTTGAGCTTAGGTGCTTTGCTCATTTTCTCTATCCTTATGACCATGGGGAATACGTGAATGAGATCTTGAATGGTGACATTCATACTCATAACCAGAAGATGGCAGGGTTGCCTACAAGAGACAACGCAAAGACGTTTAACAAAATAGATGTCTATAAACTAATTTAATTCAGGGGAAGTCTCAATGAGATAATCCTGAGCGAAGCCATACAATTATAATAACAATATGCAAGTGTGTAGGATATGTAAAAGAGAACTTCCTGATTCTTATTTCAGTAAAAACAAAGGAAACAAGACAGGATTAGACTATAGATGTAGAGATTGTAGAAATATAGAATCTCGTAAATATAGAAAGAATAATTATTTTCCTGCTTACTGTAGAACCAAAAAGAGTGAATGTAAGAGAAAAGGTATTGAGTACAATTTAACTCCTGAGTATCTTGAAAGTATTTGGACAGGTATTTGCCCGATATTTAATATTCCTATTGAAAAAGCTTCTCAGGGTCAGGGTTCTCACCTGCATTCAGCACATTTGGATAGATTAGACCCTAACAAGGGTTATGTTATTGGCAATGTATCTTGGATTAGTGGCAGAGCTAATAGAATAAAATATAATGCTACTATTGAAGAACTAAGAGCTATTGCAGATTGGATGGAACGTGCAACGACTATCCCGAAAGGGAGTACACCTAAGCAGGTGGAAAAGGTTAGCTAAGAAGATATAGTCTGATCTCATAGGCGACTATGAGCTGTGTTAACTCACGGGGGTAGCCTAGCGAACTACTCTGAACATAAATGTATTTACTGTCTAATTTACGGAGGGGGCGACGGTAAGCTCGGAGAAGTCATCAACGGTACTGCAAAGGACGGTAAGGCTCTTAAGGAGAGATTCTTTAATGCAGTACCTGCCTATAAGCAACTCTGCTCAGATATTGAAAGGACTCTCATTACAGCCTCTGAGTGGGTCGGAGGTGTCAATAAGGTAACTTGGAGGAAACGTGTTCACCCTGATAACAGTAATCTTAGTATTACTCATAGTATTCTTGGGCTTGATCGCAGGGTTGTTTATGTGCGAAGCCCTCACTCGGCTTTGAATACCCTTCTTCAGTCTGCAGGTGCTCTTATTTGTAAGAAGTGGGTGTGCCTTGTTGAGGAGAATATGCGTAAAGCAGGCTACAAGCATGGTTGGGATGGAGACTTTGCCATGATGGCGTGGGTGCATAAACTTCATTGTGCACGTTAAAGTAGGTTAATTCGGGGAAACCCCTCTGGGGCAATCCCGAGCTAAACATTGGAGGAACTATGCGTGGTAAACCAATGGTCTTGACTAAGGATCAAAACGGTTGCATAGTCTCCACATCACATAGACTGAATCATGATGGTTATCTAAGGATTAGAGATCACAGGTATAAGGGTAAAGGTAGAAAGCCCTTGATTATGGCTCACAGACTTGTATGGGAAGAAGCTAATGGCGAAGTCCCTGAAGGATATGAGATTCATCACAAGTGTCATAATCGTGCCTGTTGTAACCTTAGTCACCTTGAGCTAGTTAAGATCGTCGATCATAAAGTCGAACATAACTCCACTAGATATGCTGATAGAAAGGCTAAAGCTAAGGAGTATTGGAAACTTTATAAGTGTATAGGTACTAAGCTAGGTGAAGTCTTTGGTGTCTCGTTTTCCTCTGCCTGTAAGTGGATTCGAGAATGGAAGTGTAGAGACTAGGTATATACCGTAGGGGCTAGGGGTGAGATCCCCCTAGTCTCGAAATGCCTACTACAGCTAATACCAATAGGCTGTAAAGAGATAGTCCGACACCCGTAGTAATATGGGAAACGGTAAGGATGAGGTACAGGTTGCCTGCAGAACAAAAGAGATTGCAGAGGACTGCGTAAGGATTGCACAGGAATCAATGAGACAGACTCAGGAGTTCTTTAAGTTTAACTGCCAGTTGGACACTGAGGGTAAAATTGGTACCAACTGGTATTCTTGTCACTAAGGAGTAGTTATGATTCGTAGACCCATGACCGTAGAAGAGATTGAAAGGATTCTTAAGAAGAATGAACCTAAGGAGGTAATGGCATTGTGTAAGACCAACAAAAAGAGTGTTGTTGACATTAAGTGGCTCTATAAGACGGATCCTGTTTTTGGGACTGCAGGTGGCGCAGAAGTTCGATTGAATGGTAAACTGCTTTTTATGCACATCCCAAATCCTTGTAAACTCTATGAAGACTGGACTGACAAAGAAATCTTTTATGAGATTCTTGAACGTCTTGGCTATGAAGTTGATTGGGAAGAAGAGAGTGTTTACTATGAGGGAGAAAATGAATAAGTATCTTAGTTTTCTTAAGTATATTGATCAGAACAATCCGAAATTTCAGGCGGACTTCTGTCGTGAGAATGCCAAGCTGATTGCTGAGGCGGCATCTAGGGGCCACATTACTTGCCTTAATTACTATAGTGAAGCTACTAATTATTGGAAGCTCACCTGTAAGGCATACGCTATTCTTAAGGCTTGTGAATAATGAGATATGCTTTTGTAGACGGCGATATTCTAGCCTTTAAGGCGTCCTCTGCTGTCCAGAAGGATATCGACTGGGGGGATGGTCTTTGGACTTGTCATGCTGAAGTAGATGACGCATGGGATTACTTTACCGACATGCTTATTGCTATTGATGAGAAGCTGAATAAGCATTTTGTTGGTGAAGAGATTACCCATGTATTCTGTTTCTCCGATGAGGATAACTTTAGGAAAACTTACAATCCTGACTATAAGTCCAATAGGCGATCTAATCGTAAACCTTGTTGTTACAAAGGCCTTGTAGACAAGATTAAAGAAACCTACATTTCTCATACAGTCAAGTACCTTGAAGCTGATGATGTTGTGGGTATCTACTGTACTAGTCCTGTCTATAAAGATATTTGTGTCGCAGTGTCTATGGACAAGGATTTCAAGACAATCCCCGGTTACTTCTATGATTTCGGTAAGGATGTCTTTTATAACATCACTGAGAAGGACTCCAAGAAATGGCTGTGCTATCAGACTCTAGTAGGGGACGTTACAGACGGCTATAAGGGGTGCCCCACTTATGGGCCTGTAAAAGCCAATAAGCTCCTTAATGGGCACCCTGATTCTGAATGGTGGACAGAGGTATTGAATGCTTTCAAGTCTCAGGGTCTTACTGAAGAGGATGCCATTAGAGAAGCAACTATGGCTAGAATCTTGCACTATGAAGATTACCCTTTAGGTGAATCTGAGGGCTTGCCAAAGAAGTACAATCCATTTTAATCAATACTAATACCCCTAGGGCTATTTTTAATTAAATCAATAGTCCTAGGTAGGAGGAAGACATGAACAAAGAAGAAAACAACGTTGTTGAGGAAGAAGAGTTTCCTTATGTTCCTAAGGATCTCATTGAGAGACTTGAGGATATCTTTGACATTCGAAAGATGATTTGGTATGAAAAGAGTAATGAGACTCTTCTAGGTATTCAACAGGTTGTTACCTACCTTAGAAATAAATACGATAAACAGAATGGAGATAACTAATGGGTGGACTCTTTAGTAAACCTAAGGTTCCTGAGGTTAAGGTTCAGGCTCCTGCCATTGAGCAACCTGTACTCGAACCTGAGGCTCCTGAAATGGGTGCTGAAGAAACTGCGGAACACAAGAAGAACAAGGGCAAGAAGGCTCTGAGGATTGATCATGTGGGTTCTGGCAGAGGGACTAACATCCCTAAGTAACGTGTCTAGGATTGGTGTCTTGCAACCTAATGATGAAGACATCCTAGAACAGATCATCGACAAGGGTGCGAAGATTATCAAAGATGACCCTGACTCCCTCCCTTTCATTAAGAAATATGCTGACGTAAAGGTAGTGCGTAAGTTTCTTAAGGGCGTCATTAGTGGTGAATTTGAAGACTTCATCGTCCTTGTTTTCTATAACAAAGAAAATGCTCTCTCGGGTGCATCCCTAGTGTCTAGGGGGAGACCTTGGTATGCACCTGAGGGAGTAACTTTTCTAAATGAAGAGTGTACTGTAGCTTTCCAAAAGGGTCTTGGTTTGTCTAGGGCAATGGCTTATGCTCTTGAAAATAGAGCATGTACTAACGTAAGACTACTGGCCTTCTCTAACGCCAACACGCTCAACAACAAGATGTTGGAAAATACCTATGAGAAACACTTGGGTTACTCTTCATACAAAACTTTTTACAAGGAAATTTAATGGGACTTTTTAGTAGTGTTAAGAAGGCCTTTAAGAAGGTTGTCCATAAGGTGACTGGTATCGGCAACAGTGGGCAGGGTGCCCCTGAGGCTCCTACGCCTGCTCCTGAGCTTGAGCTTACGAACCCTGAGGGTGAAGCTAAGAAGAAGGAAGAAACCGAAAAGGTTCAGCTTCGTAAGGGTAAGAAGGGTCTTAGAATTAAGAAGGCGGGGAATGCTGATGTGTCTGCAGGTGCAGGCCGTAATCTAGTTTAACATGAGGGATATGTGGTATGGCTAGCACTGAACATCAGGCAGGCAATATCCCTCTTGAGGGTGCTAAGACAACTTATGACAAGCTCACGACAGACAGAGACCCATACACACAGAGAGCAGAGAAGTGCGCAACCTACACGATCCCTATGCTCTTTCCTAAGGAGTCTGATGATGGTGGTACTAACTATTCCACTCCTTACAATTCTGTGGGTGCTAGGGGTCTTAACAATCTTGCCTCTAAGCTTCTTCTTTCTCTGTTGCCTCCTAATCAACCTTTCTTTAGACTGGGGTTGGACGCGGAGTCGACTGTAGCTCTTAATGAGTCTGCTGACGACCAGCTGAAGGACAATATCGAATACGGTTTGTCCATGATGGAACAACAGATGATTAAGTACATGGAGTCTCAGTCTCTTAGACCGACTCTTTTTGAAGCTATTAAGCAACTTATCATTGCAGGCAATGCACTTTTGTTCCTGCCTCCTGCTGAAGGTGGTATGAGGTGCTATACTCTTCGTGAGTACGCTGTTCAGAGAGACACTATTGGCAATGTCCTTCAGATTGTTGCTAAGGACACTGTTTCCCGTGGTAGTCTTCCTGATTCCATGCAGTCTGTTCTCCCTGATTCTGGTGAACCGACTATCAACGAAAAGGTAGACATCTATACTCACATTTACCGTGTGGCTAGTGGAGACACCTATCAGTGGGAATCCTATCAGGAGATTGAAGGTGAACCTGTTGCAGGTAGCGAGCAGACTTATCCTGCAAACAAGAGTCCTTGGATTCCCCTTAGATTCAATAAGAAGGACGGGGAACACTACGGTAGATCCTTTGTTGAGGATTACCTTGGCGACCTTATCTCCCTTGAGAATCTCTCTAAGAGCATTGTGGATATCTCCATGATTGCCTCTAAGGTTCTCTACCTCGTGTCTCCTGCTTGTCAGACTAACATCAGGGCTTTGGCTAAGGCAGAGAACGGTGCTTTTGTTAGGGGTCGTATGGAGGACGTTGTTCCCATGCAACTAAATAAGAGCATGGATATGCAGACGGTACTCACTACTGCTCAACAGATTGAGTCTCGTTTGTCTTATGCGTTCCTTCTTAACTCTGCAGTCCAGAGTGGTGCTGTGGGTAGAGACAGAGTTACCGCAGAAGAGATTAGGTATGTTGCAGGTGAACTTGAGGATACCCTAGGTGGTGTCTATTCTCTCCTGTCTCAGGAGCTACAGCTTCCTCTTGTTGCCTGTGTCTACAATCAGATGCAATCTCAGGGTTTGCTCCCTGTGGTTGACGAGAGTATTGCAGAGATTGAGCCCTCCATTATCACGGGTATTGATGCCCTTGGTAGAGGACAGGATCTTAACAATCTAGCTCAGGCTTTGCAGTTGATGCAACAGTTCCCTGAGTTTCTGCAGGCTCTCAACGTTGGTAATCTTGCTACTAGGATTTTTGCGGCGGCTCATATTGATGCTACGGGTCTAGTGAAGACTCCTGAGGAACTTCAGGCAGAACAACAGGCCGCTATGGAACAGTATGCCCAGCAACAGGGTATTGACGCAGGTGCACAGATGGCTGTCAATGAAGCACAGCTAGAACACTAGCACAGCTAGAACACTAGCACAGCTAGAACACTAGCACAGCTAGAACACTAGCACAGCTAGCATAGCTAGCACCTGAATAACTAAAGGATAACTAATGACTGACTTTAATGAACCTCAGTCTCTCACTGAGGAGGCTGAATCACAGGGTATCGAAATCATGGAGTCTTCTACGACTCAGGTTGAGGTTGACCCTGATATTGGAGACCCCCTTCTTCAGAACGAAAAGTCGGGGGAAGAACATAATGAAGAACAAGCTAATGGAACTGAAGGCAACGCTGATGATGTGGCTGTTCATGATCGAAATGAAGATCAAGAGAATCTTCAAGAAGAAGTAGACAAGCACGAAAAGGCTATTGATGCCGTGAAGACCTCCCTTAAGGAAAAGGGTGTTGACTTCAATAAGGCTGTCCGAGAATATCAGGAGTATGGCAAGCTCTCCGATGAAACCATTGCTGAACTTGAGAAGGCAGGCTATCCTTCTGAGGTTATCGAGGGTTTCATTGAGAGTCGAAAGGCTCTTGAATCTCGCTTCACTGAGGCTGTTTATGATTCCGTAGGGGGTACTAAGGAGTACAATCGTATTGTCGATTGGGCATCCAAGAATCTCCCTCAGAAGACGATTGACTCCTTTAACAGAGCAATCGACAACAATAATCTGGAAGCTGTCTCCCTCATGCTTGAAGGCATGAAGTCTAAGATGACTTCCAAGATGGGTACCGCTAATAAGTCTATTCATGGTGGTACGGCCACTCCTGTGAATCGTCCTAAGGGGTTTGCAAACAAATCTGAAGTGATCGAGGCTATGAGCGATAAGCGCTATGGCAGGGATCCTGAGTACACCCGACAGGTCGAACAGAGAATGTGGGCCACTAGTGTTTAATTTTATCTATAACAACAAATCTTATATACTTTAAAAGGAAAATAATTAAAAATGGCTGCTCTTGATGCTGCTGGTATTTCCAATCCTGGTCAGGCTCTCTCTGCGGGCGAACGTGATGCACTCTTTATGAAGGTCTTCACGGGTGAAGTTCTGACTGCTTTTGCTCGCACCTCCGTTATGATGTCTCGTCATCAGGTTCGAACGATCTCTCATGGTAAGAGTGCTTCGTTCGCTGTGATGGGTCGTACCCGTGCTAAGTATCTTGCTCCGGGTGACTCCCTTGATGACCAGCGTAAGAAGATGGAACACAATGAACGTGTCATCGCTATTGACGGTCTCCTTACGGCTGACTGCCTTATCACGGATATCGACGATGCGATGAACCATTATGACGTTCGAGTTGAATACTCTCGTCAGCTTGGTGAAGCTCTCGCTATGGGCGCTGACTGTGCTATTATCAATGAGCTTGCCAATGAGGCCGCTAAGGACGCTAAGTTCAAGGATGGTAACATTCCTGACAATGGTACTGATGCCGACAAGGTTCTCGGTACGGGTAAGGCCTTTGAGTTTATTACGGATCTTGATGTTGCGCAGACAGCCGCGTATGGCAATAAGATTCTTGAGGGTCTCCTTGCGGCTCGTGCTCAGATGACGAAGAACTACGTCCCGCAGGGTGACCGCTATTGCCTTCTCACGCCTGAAGGCTACTCTGCTGTCATGAAGGCTCTTATGCCTGATGCGGCTAACTATCATGCCCTTTTTGATCCGAACACGGGCAAGCTCCAGACGATTTGTGGCTTTGAAGTCATTGAAGTTCCGCACCTCCTGAATGACGGTATTGATGGCAAGCATGCTCTTAACGCTAAGATCAAGACTGCGGGTCTTCAGGGCATTGTCTTCCATCGTTCCGCTGTTGGTACGGTGAAGCTCAAGGATCTTGCTATGGAACGTGCTCGTCGAGCTGAATATCAGGCTGACCAGATCATTGCCAAGTACGCGATAAACTAACCTGTCGCGTAATCTTTTCTAAATAACGGGAAACTCTTTTTAGACAACCCGATTGAAGCCATTAAACTCATAAAACAGTATAGGTGTATACAAAGATGAGTAACTATAATGAAACTCTAAATAAATATGTTGCTGGTTTCGTAGACGCTGACGGAACTATTGCTTTCCACTTTAACAAAACTGTAGACGGATTCTTTCGTATAGGTCTTCAGTTTGGTATTACTCAGATTGATACTCGATGTAGAGGCTTTAAGCTCCTCCAGTTCCTAAGAGACTCCTACGATGTAGGTAGCATCACTGATGTAAGAGACAAGAATCAAAAGTATTGGAAAGTATCTGGTAAGAATGACTTAGAGAAGTTCTTGCCTCATATCATTAAACACATGGTAATCAAAGGCAAACACTTTCAGAGAATGCTCGAAAAGCGTAGAGAGCTATCTGGAGTAGATCTGACTCAAGCTCAGGTTGATGAACTTAGAAAGTTTGCTAAAGAATCTAGGGCTGATACAGGCCCAACTAGATACAAAAAGAATGCTAGTCCTGCATGGTTAGCAGGATACATTGATGGTGATGGATATCTAAGGTGTTCCGATAGAGAACACTGGCTTAAGATCCATGTACAAAAATCTGATGTATGTTCTGTAGAGCTAATCCAAAATACCTATGGCGGTAAGATCTACAAGACAACAAAAGAAAATATTAAAGAGTTTCGATTAAACTTTGGAGCATCGTTCTACGGAACTGCTACTAAAGTATTAAAGGCAATCATCCCGCATCTTAGGCTTAAAAGACATGATGCTGAGATGATCCTTTATTGGCACAAGCAACGACTAAATGAAAAGAACCCTAAGGGGTAAGCGATAGTCTAGCGGACAAGTATGTTCGTTTGGGGCCATGGTGGTCTCCGTCCTGAAGCTGTCGGTATCTTCATTAAGACTGCTCAGGCTTAATAGATGACCATTGAAGAAGTAAAGAAGGCTTACGAGACTACTTACTTCTGTCAGGTGCACAAGTGGGGGTATCAGCTTACCCCCGAGGAGGCTCAGGGACTGGGTCTCCTCAGTGCAACTGCGAAGCCTGTTAAGCCTCGAAGAACCGTCAAAAAGAATAACAACAAGGAAGAATAATGATTGTAACTCCTAGCACTGAACTTGATGCAGTAAATGAAATTTTGTCATCCGTAGGCTCTAGCTCTGTTAATTCTCTTGAGGATGATGCTAATGTGGATGTGCTGAATGCTGTAAGAATCCTTAAGGCTGTCAGTCAAGAGATCCAGTCTAGGGGTTACAGCTTTAACACTCTCACCAGTGTTACCTTGAAGCCTGACTCTTTTACTAACAAAGTTGCTTATGGTAGAGACTTCCTAAGGGCTGTCTCTACTAGCTATAAGTTCGTGAGCAGAGAAGGCTATTTTTATGATCTTGATTCAGGGGCTCTAGAGTTCCCTGAAGGCATCACTCTGGATGAACTTGTCAGGGAGCTTCCTTTTGAGGAGCTTCCTCAGGTCTTCAGAAAGTATATTACTGTTAGAGCCAGTAGAGTCTTTCAGATGAGGTATCTTACCTCTGCGGACATCGACGCACATCTTCAGCTAGAGGAGAGTGCGGCTTATGCAGACATTGTAGACTATGAACTGACGGATGGTAACTATAACATCCTCAATGATGACCAGTTCATCAGTCAGCAGGCTCAGAGGAGCTAAGCATGCCTCTAGTATCTCAAAGCATTCACTCATTTAAAGGTGGTGTCTCTCAACAGCCTGACATCATCAGATTTCCCGATCAGGTAACTGAGCTTGTCAACGGGTTTCCTAATGAAGTTGAGGGTCTACAGAAGAGACCTCCGACTCTTGCAATTAAACGTTTGTCTGACCATGTTGATGCTACAAAGAAGAAGTATCATGTAATCAATAGAGACGAACAGGAAAAGTACATTCTCCAGATTGGCTCTGGGGAGTATCAGATTTTTGATCTTAATGGTGAGCCTAGGACATGCACGTTTGAAGATGATGAGTCAAAACAGTACATTACCACTAGTGATCCTAAGGGCAAACTAAAGGCAGTTACTGTTGCTGACTACACCTTTGTCTTGAACACTGAAAAGGTGGTAGACGCTGTAGAAGGAACGTCCCCATCGGGTAAAAAGAATACTGCTCTAGTGTACATCAAGAATGCCCAGTATGCTAAGACTTACGCCATTTATGTCGATGGTACGTATATGTGCGGCGTTACTACCCCTGATGGTGGTGAAGCTAGGCAGGCTTTGCAGACTACTACTGCCTTTATTGCAAGAGCCTTGTATGCACTTCTTAATACTGGTAAGAAACCTGATGGTGGCAATCCTGACGTTGGTGGTACCTATGATGACCTGTTGAATCAGATTGGTGGTAGAACGTCTCTGGGTTACTCTAGGTCTAGTGCAAGCATGAGTTCCTATAACGTAGGTCTAGTTGGCGACTCTGTTATTACGATTCAGTCTAAGTCTGGGTGGGATCCTCCTAATGTCCTCGTTAAGGACGGCTTTGGTAACCAGAACGCTTTTGCTTACATGGGTAAGGTTACGTCTGTTAATAAGCTCCCTCCGATTGCGCCTGAGGATTACATCATGCAGGTGTCTGGAGAAAAGAATTCCGAAGAGGACGACTTCTATGTAAAGTGGGACGACAAGCATAAGGTGTGGAAGGAAACTGTAGCACCTAGGATTCCCACTAAGATCAACCCTAAGAATATGCCTCATGCTATTGTTAGGCAGGAGGATGGAAGTTTTCTTCTTAAGAAGCTCCCGTGGGTTGATAGGGGCTCTGGTAATGAAGACACTAACCCTGATCCTTCGTTTATTGGTAGGAAGATCAATGACATCTTCTTCTATCGTAATCGCCTAGGGGTCATCTCTGATGAATCCATTATCCTTAGTGCAACCAACGACTTCTTTAATTTCTGGTTTAAGTCCTCTGCGGCTATTGCAGACACTGACCCTATTGATGTCTCGGTTTCCTCTAATAAGGTTGCCACTCTGACTCATGCTGTTCCCTTTGCTAGAGAGCTTATGTTGTTCTCCCGTGAAGGTCAGTTTGTATTGTCTAGTGATGGTGTCATGACCCATAAGAGTGTCAAGTGTGACCAGATCACTAACTTTGACTATGACACGAATGTTCAACCTATCCCTATTGGCCCTTCGATCTTCTTTGTGAATGATCGAGTAAACTACTGTTCTGTGATGCGCTACTACTCCTTGCAGGACGCGGCTGACCTTAAGGATGCTGAAGACGTAGCCACACATGTGCCTACGTACATTCCTAAGGGCATCACTAGACTCTCTGGGAACACCACAGGGAACGTAGTTACGGCTATCTCTTCTACTACCCCTAATATCGTATACTGTTATAAATTTATTCTTGTTAACGCCACAAGTGAACAACAGGCATGGTTCAAGTGGGAATTTGCAAACAAGAATTCTGAGGTTCTTCTAGCGGAGTTTGTTGACTCAGAGCTTTATCTTCTTATTAACTCTCCGAGTGGGTTGTATCTAGAGAAAGCGTTGTTGACAGGTAATGCTGTTGACTTCTCTGATGAGCCTAATAGGCTCTTTATGGATCGTAAGAAGAAGTATGTCATTCCTCAGTCTAATAAGTACAGTGACTATGAGGATTATACTGAGGTGTCTCTTATGGATATCTACGGTGCTATCCCGTCTACTAAGGATCATAAGTATTTCATTGTCACTAAAGACGGTTACGTTACTGAGGTTACTGACTGGGATTCCAATGGTGTCTTTAGGATCCAAGGGGACATGAGGGGTGTTGAGGTGTTTGTTGGCCTTACCTACAAATTCTGTGTGACTCTCTCTAAGCAGTCCATTAAGAGGAATACGGATACTGGAGGTGTTGTCTCTGAGATTGAAGGTAGGCTACAGCTTAGATACTTCTGGTTGAACTATAGTAAGTCTGGTGTATTTGAATGCAAGGTTGATAACGACCTTAAGAAAAAGCACTTTAAGTATAGATTTACTGGTAGGAACCTTGGTGAATCTCCGACTATCTTGGGGGCAAACAAGGTTTACACGGGTAAGTTTAAGTTCCCGATTCAAGACAATAGCGATGAAGTAGTCATTACTGTATGCTCCGACAATGTCCAACCTATTAACCTGATTTCAGGTGGTTGGGAAGGTCTTTACATTAGAAGGAATAGTAGCGTATGAAGTTGAAACCCTTAACTCCTGAGCAGAATAACATGCTTTGTGACATCGCAATTCATGCTATGGAGAGTTGTGTCTGTAATGAAGTTGAAATCCCCATTGAACACTTTGTTTATGAAGGGGTGTATTACAGAACCTGTTTTATCCCTAAGGATGTAGCTATTATTGGAGCTTACATCAAGATCCCTACTACTGTAATTGTCAGTGGGGATTGTTATGTTACCCTAGGGAATACTGTAGGGAGGCTTAAGGGTTACAACGTCATTCAGGCTGAAGGTGGTCGTAGGCAAGCCTTTAGGGCACTTGAAGACACGCACATTACGATGTGCTTTAGGACTGATAAGGTTGACCTAAGGGAATGCGAGAAAGAGTTTACTCCGGAGTGGATGCTATTAACAACTAATAGAAAGGAATTGATTAAAGAATGAGTGGTGTAGTTATCGGAGTAGGCGCCGCTGTTGGTGCAGTAGTTGGTGGTGCAGGCTCTCTATATGGAACCTCTAAACAGAACCGTAGTATGGTGAAAGCCTTCAAGAAGCAGATGTACTACCTTCAGCTAAACTATAACTACAATCAGGCGTCACTTGACAGGCAAGAAAGATCAATGTACGACTCTGCACTAGGTGAGTTGTTTTCTTTGTCTCTTAGCGCCTACCAGAACAATTCACAGATTGAAGCGGCTATTGCTGAGACAGGCCTTGACGGCAGATCTCAAGATAAGATCAAGCAGACAATTAGTGGGCAGACTCTTAGACAAGAGACCGCAACTAAGGAAGCCTACCTTAATGATGTGTGGAATGTAAGGTTTCAGAAGGACGCTCTTTATATTCAGACTAAGGCATCCGTTGAGCAAGCTAGGGATAACCTCAACAATAACCTTATTGGTGGCTCTAGGGCTTTCCAGCAGTTCCTCAGTGGCGCGATCACTGGTGCCGCTATGGGTGCCGCTACTGCAGGTATTGGTAGTGCCGTTGGTGGTGCACTTGGGGGTGCTACGGCGTCTACTGCTACGGGTGCTTCTGCAGGCATCGGTGGTGCAGGGGCTGTTAGCACCTCTCTAGGTTCTGGCTTCCTGTCTTCTTATGGTCTCGCGGCTAATAGCGCAGTTGCTGGTGGTGCTACTGCTACTACTGCCGCTTCTACGGGGCTGTCCTCGGGGGCACTGGCAGGTATTGGAGGGGCATCTACCCTTGCATCTACGGGTATTAGCGGTGCATCCTCTAGTGCGTCTATTGCATCCAATACTGGTGGTAGCTTCCTTGGTAACGTAGTGGCTAATTACCAACAGTACAAGCCCTATGTTGACTTCGTACAGCAATGGGCTAACTATTACAACTCTAACATTACCCCTAGAGAACGAGGAGGTTACTTTTACTAATGGCTTATAAAAATTCAGATGGTAATTCCTCCATTGCCAATCAGTGGGGGCAGTGGAGATATTTCAACTCTGCTTTGGATAAACTAGGTAATGCTAAGCCTGCTACAATTTCTATCAACGAAAATAATGTAACTATTCCAGAAGCAGACAATTGGCTTGAATGCTTTAAGGACGTTGCTAGGGCTGTTAAAGGTGGTTTTGAAGCTAAGAAGGAGTTGTCTTATAAGCTAGCTGATGATTACCTTAAGTCACATTCTCTTGAACAGTACCGTGAAGAGATGACCAAGGGTCTTGTGCCATTCCAAGATGACCCTCTTGCAATGGCTAGACTTAAAGAGTCCCATGGCCAGATGCTTTTCCAGTACATCACTGAGGACTTTCAACGAAGAGTAGACACTAATGAATTTAAAGGAAAGGCCCCTGAAGAGGTCGATGCAGAGTTCTTTAAGTTCATGCGTGAGAATGTGTCCGATGTAGCCAAACAGTTTGGGTATAGCTCTGAGGATGTGTTCTTTAACAGGGGTGTCTTTGCTAACTCTCCCGCAGAACGCATCAAGATGATGACACGCCAGAAAGAAGTTGAACATAAGTTCAAAGTTCAGGATATGTTCATCACCGAATCTGCCAAGGTTCATGCAATCATCCAGAATGGCGGTAATGCGGAAGCACTTGTTGGTGCCCTTAATGAGATGGACCTTACCGTTGGTAGGTTCCTTGATCCAGAACATCGAAATAAGCTGTGGACTAGTGTCGTCAGTTCTCTTGAGAACAGTCCTGAAGGGTTCTTTAATCTTCAGCAACTTGCAGATTATAAGGATCTACCGTTTGCTAATGGAGTAACCCTTAGGGAATATCTTGGTGAAGATGGTTATAAGACTTCCCTTATTAAGGCTTATAACTATAGGTACAAGAGAGACACAAAGGCTTACCTTGACTATCAGAATGGCCTTAGTAATCTAGCAGATAGTGGTGAGCTTTCTGTGCTTGAAGCCATTAGAAATAGTGAACTGGAGGCTAATGGCAACATCCTTACGGACAGAGTAAAGGACATCGAAAAGGCTGTAGACAGGGCTAGAGAAGTCCAAAGAAGTAATTTGAGAGCCACTGCTGTAAAGGCCCAAAATGAACAAAAGGCCCTTATCAAGCAAAACCTAGCTAAGAAGTTTCTAAAGGACGCATCGCTTGGAAAGGAGCTTAAGAGTAGCGACTCTTCTGATCTCTCTTCAGACGATATAACTGTTGCCTTTGACTCTATGATTGAGAGTGGTGAGATCACTACTGAGGGTGCCCTAGGGATTGCTAAGAACTCTTCTGTCCCCTTTAGGGACAACCCTGCAAGACGCTATTTCAAGGACAAGGCTGAAGCGGCTAGCGAGAAGCTGACGGGTATTACGGCTGACTATCTCAATAGTGGGATGAAGCCCGAGGCTATTCCTAAGGAGCCCCCTGAGGAGATCACTCAGATGATTGAGCTGTACCGTACTGATCCTCAGGCTTTCTTGTATGTCACTGGTAGCACTAAGGGTTTCACTGAATCTATCCATGGTGCTATTCTTCTAATGGAAGGAGGTAGATCTTGGGAAGATGTTGTAAAGAGAACTGCAGGCTTTGAAAAACTCAAGGCTGACTCCAAGGGAAGAGCAAAGATTGAGGGTCTTAGAATCAAGGTTAACACTGGTGTAACTGAGATCTCTAAGGTTATTGGTACCGAGATTGACCAAACAGGCAAGGACTTCATCTACAATATGGCTTGTAGATTTGTGGGCTCTGGCGAGTCTCCTAGTAGAGCCGTAGAGTTGGCTAAGGATGTCTACCGAAATCAGTACGTGACTCTACTCGGTACTAGTGTCCCTGCTAGAGTGTTTACCTCTAGAGCTTATGGCAATGCTGATCCTAAGATGGCTAAGGAGCTGTTTAGAGAGGAGTTCGACTATGGGGATGACTCCAAGTATTCTGTAGATTACAACGAAGAGGCTGGAAGACTTGTTGTGTATGAGAAGGGAACGTACAACTACGTCAAGTCATACACGACTGAGGACATCCAACGTACCCTTGACAAGGCCGCTGAAAGAAAGGCTAAGGAGCTTGAAAAGGAAATGAATGCAACTGTCTTTGATAGACTTTCTAAACTAAATAGTGGAACTGACTAATGAATCCTAGACGTAGTGCTTGGGGTGACTTCGAGAATACGGAGCATCCCTATGATGGTATCATTAAGGATACTGCTGAGAGATACGGTTTGAACCATTCTCTATTCAGACGACAACTGTATCAAGAATCACGATTTAACCCTAACGCTGTGTCTCGTGCAGGTGCTATGGGTATCGGGCAAATCATGCCTAAAACTGCAAAGGCTTATGGTGTGACCGACCCTAGCACCCTTAAGGATCCCTTCTTTAACATCGACCTTGCAGGTCGTATTATGAAGGATAACCTTAAGTACGCTAAGGGCAATCAGTATGCGGCATTGGCTATGTACAATGGTGGTACTGCCGCAATGAAGAACTACCTTAAGGGGGACTATAAAAAGCTCCCTAAGGAAACTTGGAATTACATTGACACCATTGGTGATGATGACAGGTGGGGGGAACAGAAAGTAAATGAACCCGTTTCCCCCGTTAATCCGAGTGATCCACCTAAGCAGGAGCCTCTTGAGAAATCCTTGACTCCTTCTGAGGATTCCTTGATTGACAGGGCGCCTGTGTTTACTAGCCTTGATTTGCCTGAGGCATCTAAGGAGATTAAGCCCTTTATCAAGGATCCTATTGATGAGGAGGCTGTAAGGGCGGCTCTTTCCAATACTACTAGAAGCAGGCTCATCGGCATTAGTTTTCGCTCAAAGCGTTGGGCTGACAATCGTTATGTCTATGACCCTTCTCAGGATACATCGGATGAGCCTCAGGTCGGTTTTACGGGCGGCTTGAAGCATGGTTATGTCCCTACATACCTTAGGATGTCCTTTGCTGACGGGAGCATCTTTGGTGAACAGTTTGCCCCTACGGATGAACAAAGAGGGGAAATCCTAGGAAAGGTAGGGTACAACATGGATAGGTACTATGCTGTACTCAATGGTGCTACTTCGATGGAGGATGTCGAAGAAAGACTTAAGATCAATGAGGAAGTGATCAAGTATAGGCAGGCTGAAGCTAAAGCCGGTTGGTTCTCTTCGATTACTTCTTCTATTGGTGGCGCTGTTGTTGATCCTTTGTCTTATGTCCCCGCACTTGGAGCGTATGGCATGGCAGGTAGGGTACTCACAGGTGCCGCTTTGGGTGCTGTGTCTAATCAGATTGATACCTATGTGTCTGGTGCAGAACACGACATCATGGAAGACATGCTTGTTGGTGCCATGTTTGGTGCAGGTATTGAGTTTGCATTCAAGGGACTAGGCAAGGGAGGTCATTATGTGGGAGACACTGCACGAAGGGCTAGTATCATTAGGGAGTATCAGGAGGCAGGTAAGGATCTTCCCTCTGAGGTCTTTGATGGTATTGGAGGTTCCACTAAGGTCGCTACGTCCTTGAACAACCTTCTTGACAACATCGAACGCAGAGTTCCCCTTGTGTCTACTAAGGGTGTCTTTCAGGCTCTTGAGTCTACTAACTTTAGAAAGTTCTGTGAGTCTGTCTTTGTAGACCGCGGTTCTGGTTATGTGGATGAGAACGGTGTTCACTATGCAACTAGATTACAAGGACAGACTGTAGAGGAGAAACTTAGAGCCGCTCAGATTGACTTTGAGAACTTTGAGTCAGGCTATAGAGAGAGTTTCAATAATCTCAGAAAGCTGGGACATGCTGATGCGGAAATCAATCTAGCTATTTGTCAGGCTATTGAGAACGGTGTAACCCCTCCCAAGTTTGTAGGTAATGAAGAGTTCAGTAAGATCGTAGAGTCTACTAAGGATTTCCTTCAGAAAACCTCTAAGGTTGGTCAGAGGGGTGGTTATGTCCCCAGAGTAAGTGACCCTAGAAAGGTTGGTGACCTGTTTGATCCTAAGCTCCCTAGAGGGCCTCAGGTAGAGAGACTTGTTAATGAACTTTCTAAAGCGCTTGTCGATGGTGCACTTGCTAAGCCCGAAGTAAGACAGAGAATCCTTGACTACTACAAGAAGAATGTCTACGATAAGCTCAAGGCTGAAAGGGAAGCACAGATTGCCAAGCAAGACAAGAAAAAGGACATCAAGTACCAAAAGGTAGCTAAAGCTTCCAATAAGATTATTTCTGACAAGGCCGCTCAAGCCTCAAGAAGTATTGAGCGTATCCAAGAAAGAGGTGACGTTAGAGGTGACAATCTAGCTGATAGATACAATGAGCTAGAACCTGCTTGGGAAGATGTGCTTGAATGGATGAAGAAAGAAGCTAGGGAGGACGCTCTTGGTTGGATCGACCAAGGTACTTCCATGGGCAGGGCTATCATCACTGATGGTAACATTGCAAACATCAAGTATGACCCTGAGGTGACTAGAATCCCTTGGGATACCTCTGCCGCTACCCGTAGTGGGTTGTCTATTGACAAGCTACGTAGGGATCCTCTTGAGGCTGTCCGTATGCACCATAACAAGGTTATTGGCGACAATATCCTCCTTAGTTACGGGTGTGAGAACTTGGGTGACTTTGAGAGCATGTTGGGTAAGATGTGGTCTGAGGAGGTTAATTCTGCCGTAGGCGGTAGAGTTGACGCTAAGAAGTTTGCACAAGCTCAGGAGCAACTTATCAACATGATCTATAACAAGCACCATAGCATGTCTGATGTCAATAACTCTTGGCTTGGAGCTATGGCGGATGTCATCAGAAACCTTACGTTCTTCTCTAAGAATGCCATGATGGGTATTGCTAATATCTTTGAACAGGGTGAAGCTATTAAACACTATGGGGCCCTGCATTTCTTTAAGGGTGTCCCTCTTGTTAGAGAGCTTTTTGATAACTGGGCTAATAACGGCATGACCAATGCAGAGATTAGACAGGCTCAGTCTCTTATCTTTGGTATGTCCGTAAGAGAGACTGGTCTACTTAGAGACATTGCTACGGAATCTTTTGAGAAGCAACTACGTAGGTTCAATGGCGATAAGGCTAAGTCTATTCTCGTTGCGGCAACCGATACTCTTGCTCAGGCTTCTCCGTTTACTAAGTTCATTCAGAATACTGAGAACTCTATCGTAGAGGCTTCTCAGGGCATGTTCTTGGGTGAGCTTATCCAGTATGCTCATAACAAGTCTATTTCCAAGAAGGGCTTCCTTAATAAGGAGCTTATGCAACGTAATGGGGTATCTCAGGAGAACTTTGATAATCTACTGAAGATCCTTAAGGAATCCACTACAGTAGGTAAGAACAAGGAAATCACTATTGATAACCTTGACGCTATCCTCTCTAAGGATCCTGCCGCTCTTGCGACTCTTAGACGTATGGGCGACTATGTTGCTCATGAGGTAATCCAGAAGAATACCTTGGGTGACACTTTCCTTTGGGAGGGTGCCCAAAAGAATCCGTTCATGCAGTTGCTCTTGCAGTTCAAGACGTTCGCTCTTAGATCCTATGATAAGAGACTTAAGAAAATCCTAGGTAGAATGGCTGAGGGCGATGCACTTGGACAAGCCTATAGTATCTTCTTGTCTACCACATTGGGTACCTTGGGTGCACTAACTAACACCCTTATTAACACCGCAGGTATGACTGAGGAACAACGAAAAGAGTACCTTAAGAAGACTCTAAAGTATGACCCTGAAGAAGGACTTACTTTGGACACTGTTTTTCAGGCTGGTATTAATGGTGTTATGCGATCTAGCGTCTTTGCAGCCCCGTCTTTGGCACTAAACACTCTTGGTGTGAACACTGACGTTAAGACTACCACTGAAGGCTTCTCCACTCAGAAAGAAAGGGATGAGCTGTATGGAGGCTTTGACGTTGACAAGTGGGTTAGAGACTTGGCTCCTGCATACTCTACCATCAAGTCTTTCATGGACATTGCAGGGTACTCTGCTAATGTAGCTCGTATGACAGGTGATGAAAACTTCACCGATGAGCAACTAGAGAATCAAAAAGAGAAAGCTGTAAGAGCTATCCGTAATTCCACGAACATCCCATTCCTTAAGTGGGGTGCTTATAATGTACTATCCGAAAAGGATGACTGACTAAAACAATGGCTTCTACTATTGCTAACTATCAGGGCAATGGGTCTACTACAGACTTCAGTGTGCCCTTTGATTATCTAGCAAAGAAGTTTGTGAAGGTCACCGTAGACTCCCGAGAGAAACTTGGGGGTGACTACGGTGACACCACTAAAGACTACTTCTTTGTAGATAAGACTACCATTAGATTCAATACTGCTCCCGCTAGTGGTACTGAAATCATTATTCGCAGATATACGTCTGCTACTGACCGTATCGTGTCCTTTAAGGACGCTTCGGTACTCAAGGCTAAAGACCTTGATGTGTCCACCATTCAGACTATCCATATTGCTGAAGAAGGTAGAGACATCATCAATGACGCACTCATTGTAGACAAGGAAGGCAATTGGGATGCTAAGGGACACCGCATTGTGAACGTTGGTGATCCTATTGGTGACAACGATGCGGTTAGCTTCAAGGTCTACAAAGATGATGCTAAGGGTGCCTATCAGGCTAAGCTAGATGCTGAAGCCGCTAGGGATGCCGCTAAGGTCTCTGAGACGAACGCTAAGGCTTCTGAAGTTAATGCTAAGGAGTCTGAGGTAACCGCTAAGGCTTCTGCGGGTACTGCAGTATCTGCGGCTAAGCATGCTGATGCTGTCAAGACAGAGAACCAAGCAATCCTTGAAGAGGCTAGACAGCTTCAAACTAACATTGAGACCTCTGAGAACAATGCCTATGAGAATGCTGTACTTGCTACTCAAAAGGCTGAGGAAGCTAAGGTCTCTGAGAGGAACGCTAAGGTCTCTGAGAAGAACGCTAAGGTCTCTGAGACGAACGCTAAGGCTTCTGAAGTAAACGCTAAGACAAATGCAGATAGAGTAGAAGAGATTGCAGGGGCCGTTGTCCCTGCTGCTGATGAGATCCGTATCGTAGCTGAAAACATTGACCATGTAGTTACTGATTCTAGAAGCATCAATAACATTAACATCGTTGGTAATGACCTTGAGGGTACCCTTAGTACCATCATCTTTGAGGACTATGGTGATCTAGGTAATACTGGGGATGCCCTTCCTATTATTACTGGTGGTAACATCAAGAATGTCTCCGACAACATCAACGAAGTTAGACAGGTTGGTTCTAACATTGAAGATGTTAAGAAGGTTGCTACGGAAATCAACAAGATTCCTGAAACAATCACCACCATGGAAGGTCTAAAGGCAGACGCAATTTCTGCTAGAGATCTTGCTAAGGATTGGGCTAACAAGACTACAGGTACTGTGGATGGCTCTGAATACTCTTCTAAGTATTATGCTAATAAGGCTAAGGAAAGCGCTACTGAAGGTACCACTACTCTTAATGAAATCAAGACTGAGGGTGCTAAACAAGTTGGTAGTGTCACCACTGAAGGTACCAAGCAGGTTAACTTAGCTAAAGCTCAGGCTACCATTGCTACACAGCAGGCAACCCTTGCTACGACGAAGGCTAGCGAGGCTGAGGACAGCGCTACTGCGGCTAACGCTGATGCCACTAAGGCTAAGGCTAGTGCCACTAATGCGGCTAATAGTGCAAGCACCTCTACTGCTCAGGCTACTGCGGCTAGCAATAGTGCTAAGGCGGCTAAGCTCTCTGAGGATAATGCGGCTCTGTCTAAGACTGCGGCGGGTACCTCTGAGACTAACGCTAAGGCTTCTGAAGTTGAAGCTAAGAAGCAAGCTGATCTTGCTAAAGGTTATGCTGAGCAGGCGACTCATGGACAAATCAATAGTGACTGGGCTGAGACCAGTGCGACCTCTAAGGCGTTCATCAAGAACAAGCCTACGCTCGGCGCCCTTGCATCTAAGGACAGCATTGCATATAGTGAGATCACTGGTACTCCTCCTGAGCAAGATCTTAGCGGTCTTGCTACTAAGAATGAGCTTCAGACAGGTCTTGCCAGTAAGGCTAACACTAAGCATACTCATACTGTAGCTGAGATTACTAACCTGAATAGCACACTCTCTGAGTACGTCACTACTGCTACCCTTACTGCTGAGCTTGCTAAGAAGGCTAATGCAAGTCATACGCATACGTCTGCACAGATCACTGATTTGACGACGAAGCTGAATGCTAAACTTGATGTTGCTACCTTCAACGGTTATATTGATTATGGAGATTTAGGTTCTTAATATGGCTATTAAAGAACGAAAACAAATTACTGGCACTGCCGCCCAGATTAAGGCGTTTGCAGGCCATAATGGTGTCCTAGCATATGCTACGGATACCAAGCATCTGCATGTTCTTAGTGGTACTGCAGGTACCACTACGGAACTTGCTAACAGGGCTGATATTCCTGACATCACTGGTAAGGCTGATACGACGTATGTGAATGCTGAGCTTGCTAAGAAGCAGGCTAAGGGTGACTACGCTACGACTAGTGCCCTTACGTCTGGTCTTGCGGGTAAGGCTAATAGCTCACACACACATACGGTGTCTCAGATTACGGACATGCCTAATGTCGTCCTTAGTGTGAACAATATTACACCTGATGGCTCTGGTAATGTCGTCATTCAGGCTGTTATTGAATTAGTGAGGTGGTAACGGTGTATATCGTGAAAGATAAGACGCTAGGCAACTGCGTTTTCGCGAACGGCTTTACTCGAAAATATTTTAAGACGATTACCGTCAGTGATGAACGCAAGTGGGAAAACCCCGCGCTTTCAGAACCGGGAACGCTCGGGGGAAGTACGTTCGCCTGTGCCGCTACTGGAGACAGGGGTAATAACGAAATACATGTGGCGTTTGATAAAGCCAAAGCCACAGAATATTACAACCGTTGTGATAGCAGCGCAGATATAGACTGTCTTACTATTACAGTGTATAACCCTGTTGCAATTAGGGTTAGGTCGATAGAAATCATTCCGGCTCGCTACGGCTTCGAAAGTGGAATCTTCCAATATTCCGACAACGGGAGCACGTGGACTGATATTAAAGCCGTTACAAAAGGACAAAACGATGTTCCCGATGCTGGTTTGCACAAATATTGGAAGATCAGGGCTATAGAAGGCGTGTACAGTGAGGGCTTTAGAAGAGTGAACGTCTCCGAAATCTACCTTAGAGGCTTTGAGCCTTACACCTATCAAAAAGAGGTAGAGGCAACGGCGGACGACTATGACCGTTACGAAGACCATTTAAACATTTTGCGAGGTGAAATAAAATGAGCGTGAAGAAAATTCATCTATTCCCGTCAGAAGAAAGCTACGAGGTCAATAATAGTAGCGTTGAGGCTGATGATTTGGCTTTGGTACCTCTGAATTTGAGTTTTAGCAACCTTAGCGATAAGCCGAAAGCCTATGTTACTGAAACGTGGAGTAGTGGGCCAAATTGGTACCGCAAATGGTCTGACGGTTTTCTTGAGCAAGGCGGCATTGCAACTGTTGGTAGTACCAACTATGCTCCTTTAACGTTCCCGCATCCCTTCTCGAATACTGATTACTCTATCAGCGGCTATGCTAACGAAGTAGAAGGGACCACTTATGGGGCTATCGTAAAAGTATCTGGCGACCCCGCTAAAGCGAGCACGTCATGTGGTTTAACAGCAACGTGGGTAGGGGGTGGAGCGACCGGTTACCTGCCTAAAGATTATACAATCTACTGGATGGCTGTCGGATATTAAGGGGTGAAGAATATGGAGTTTGAAACTGGACAAATTTTCGAGGGCGAATACCCTCCTGAAGCCGCTGTATGGTGTAACACCAGAGGCGACTGTAGTATTCAACAGGTAGACGGTGGGTATCAAATTATTCAGAATCCTGAACCTGATGATTCGATGGTAGCTGAGGCAATCAGAGATAAGAGAGACAATCTCATTGGTAAGACTGACTACTATCTCATGCCTGACTATCCATCAAATCCTCAGAATCTTGAAGAACTTAAGGTCTACAGGCAGGCTCTTAGAGACGTCACTAAACAGGAAGGTTTTCCTAGGGATGTCCGTTGGCCTGATGTGCCTAAGTTCCTCTGTAAGGACTCTGAACTCAGGCGAAGTTCGGTTGTATCGACCAGACCATTGCAGGTATGATGGGTACGATTGGTAAGATCACGGACACGATTGTTCCTATGAGTGCTATCTGCCCGACTCCGATGGCTAAGTACAACGCGTGGGTTGCTCCTACGAATACTCCTGCTACGGGCGCATAATAATTCCTTATGAAAATCAGTTTGAGTAAAATCTCTCAGGTACTCCCTGAGTTCGTTGATACTCGACTGATGCCTAGTGCTCCCTCCACGATGAAATGGATTCTTGGAGGGGGTACGTTCCTTGTCCTGCATCAGGCGGATACCCTCATCGGTAAGTATCTGCCTATGCTGAAGCAGGTAGGTATCGTCGATGAGAACAACAAGGTAGACATTGAAGTTGTTAAGGGATTCATTAACAGTGCCTTCGATAAGAGTGGTGCTGTGGAATACCTTGAATTCAAGTTCGATAAATCCGATGGTGAAGCGCTAATTAATATTATGGAGAAATACAAAGATGATTGATGCGAAATGGGAAGATAATGTTTTTATGATGGCTAAGCATAAACTTCTTGAAGCTATTGAGAAGCGTAACAAGGAGTCTTACCATACTGAGGGGGACATCCGAGCCTATAAGGATGCCCTAAAGGCTTTGTACTACCTCATTAGCATTGAGAAGAGCAAGTAATTCTGGTGTTTCAGTAGTCCTAAAGGACTTACGAACAGTAATTACCGTAGGACTACTGAACCTATATAACAGACTAAGTAAATGAATATACAAGTTTATTGGGATGGCAATGTAGGTGCCTGTGAGTATGAGAACCGTAAGGCATTCTTTACAACTAAACCTAACATTCCTACGGTTACCTTTGATGTCATCGTGTATAGCGAAGCCAACAACGTAACGAAGAAGATTTATGCCAATATCACTAGTGAGCTTACTTCTGAGGAAGTTACTGCCATAAAGCAGTTTGCTAAGGCACAGTTCACGGATAAGAGCAACAATAATTAAATAACTAAATACACTATGGAACTGGAAGTAATTAAGAAAGACGGTACCCACGAAGGCTGGGATTGGGACAAGATTGAAGTAGCTATTCATAAGGCCGCCCAGAGGGCTAACGCTACGTACTCTGAGGATGACATTGGTAAGATTAGGGGCTACATCGAGAGCATTGTCTACAGCAACTATGCTGAGGTGCCTACTGAAAAGCTACACTCTATTGTCATTGAAGCTCTTTGTAAGTACCTCCCGAAGATCGGAGAATCTTATAAGGAGTTTAGAGACTATAAGAACACCTACGCTAAGGCTTTCGAAGCTGTTAAGAATGAGGCAGACACTGTCCTCCTTTTGGGAGACAAGGAAAACGCCAACTTCGATAGTTCCCTTGTGTCTACCAAAGGTTCCCTCATTAAGGGCTATCTGACTAAGCAACTGTATAAGCAGTTCTACCTTACTAAGGAAGAGAAAGAGGCTACTAAGGTCGGTAAGTATTACATTCATGACCTTCGAGACATGATCTTTGGATCAATCAACTGTTGTCTCTTTGACATGGCTACTGTTCTTAAGGGTGGCTTTAATATGTCCAATGTCACCTATACGGAGCCTACGAGTGTCCTTAGTGCCCTTCAGGTGATCGGTGACATCACCCTTGTAGCTACTGCACAGCAGTTCGGTGGGTTCACTATCCCTCAGATTGACAAGACGCTCCTCCCGTATGCTAAGAAAACGTATGAGCATGCGTTTAAGAAATACTTTGACCAGTGCAATATGGAGTTCGATGAAGCATGTGCAATGGCTATGCAAGATCTCAAGCGTGAGCTTGGGCAGGGCTTCCAGTCTCTTGAACTGAAGCTAAACACTGTTCCGTGTTCTCGTGGCGACTTTGCATTCACTACGCTTACGTTTGGTGAGTGGAGCAATGATCTCCCTGAGTATGACAAGGAGTTTCTTGAGGTGATTTGTGAGACTATCCTTGATACCCGCATGAAGGGACATGGAGGTAAACAGGTTGTGTTCCCTAAGCTCGTGTATCTCTATGATTGGGAACAACACGGCAGTGATGAGCATGCTAACGTGTTCGAGAAGGCTGTTGAATGTTCCAGTAAGTGCATGTACCCTGATTTTCTGGCTATTAACGCTCCTCATGGCACTGTGTCTGAAACCTACAGGGCGTCGAATAAGCGATGTGTGATTCATCCTATGGGATGCAGGGCGTACCTCACTCCTTGGAAAGATCCTGAGACTAACGAGGATGTGTCTGTTGGGCGCTGCAACATTGGGGCCGTGTCTCTCAACCTCCCGTTGATCTATAAGGCATCTAAAGGTAACTTCTGGGAAGAGCTTATGGTGAACCTTGAACAGATTCGAGAATTCCTTAAACGTCGCTACGATATGATTAAGCATGCTAAGGCTAGCACGAATCCTATGGCATTCTGTCAGGGAGGTTTCTATAAGGGCTTCCTTAAGCCTGAAGATGAGGTAGGTGAACTTACCAAGTATATGACTGCATCTTTTGGAATCTCTGCCTTGAATGAGTTTGCTATTCTCTTTACTGGTGGTAAGGATCTTCAGACCCCTGAGGGACAGAAGGCGGCTAAGGATGTCGTTAAGTTCATCTATGATGCAGTGCAGAAGTTTAAGAAGGAAGACGGATATCTCTATGCACTCTATGGTACCCCTGCAGAGTCCCTTTGTGGCACTCAGATGACTCAGTACCATGAGTATTGTGCAAAGAATAACCTTAAGGATGAATTTGAAGGTAGAGCCTACTTCACCAATTCCTTCCATATCCATGTGTCTGCCGACATTACTCCCTTTGAAAAGCAGGATCTTGAGTTTGAGCTTTTCCATCTTATCGAAGGTGGGCACATACAGTATGTCCGTATTGACAACCCTGAGAATAAACTAGCTCTAACGAGCACGATCCTTCGAGGTATGGCTCATGGGTTCTATCAGGGTGTGAACTTTGATGCGGCTTACTGTGAGGATTGTCACCAACATAGCTTTAATGTGGGTAATACGTGCCCCTATTGTGGCTCTAGTAACCTGTCTGTTATCTCCCGTGTCTGTGGTTATTTGGGATACTCTAACATCAACGGTAACTCCCGAATGAACGATGCCAAGATGGCTGAAATTAATGAACGAAAGAGTATGTAAAAGAGGATAAAGAATAAAATGAAGAATACTACGATTACCATGGGCAATGTACAGTCTGTCCTCAATGACCTTCTGGTTGCCACTCACGAAAATCAAAACACCCGAGATCTCCGTAGTCTCTACATTGAGTGGATCAATGAGGAGCATAAGGAGCTTCTAGCTGAAAAGCCTAGCACCCCTAACGACATGAAGGAACTCTGTGATCTCCTTTGGGTTTGTATCCAGTATGCTAATGCTTGTGGATATGACCTTGAAAAGGGTATGAATGAACTGGTGTCTGAATACTCCAGTAAGTTCTATGACAGTGAAGGCAACTACAACCCTCAATTCAGGGAAGACGGTAAGCTCCTGAAGGGCACTGGGTTCAAGAAAGCTAACTTTGAGCAGTTCTTTGAGGAATGAGCACCCTTGATGAGGAATCTGGTAACCTAGCAGAGAACATAGCACAGGTAGCTCCTTCATTGGCAGTATCCAGTGCTGTGATTCTCGGGTTACCTCTTAGCGATTGGGTGTGCGTCATCACAATTATTTATACTTTTGTAGGTATCTGCACAATGATTAAAAAGCATTGGGTAGAACCTTGGTTAGAAAAGAAAGGAAAAGAACAATGGACTATAAAGGACTTGAGAGCCTCCTAGGTAACATCCATGAGGAGATGCTCCAGAACATGCTTAATGACCTCAGAAACCCCGATAAGAGGTCTCCACAGCTCTATAATGCAATCATTAAGGAACTTGAACGTAATGGCATTGACTGTGTCCCTAAGGCTGGAGAGGGTGAAGAGAATGCACTTAGTAAGCTCCTGAAGGCTACTAAGGAGAACTTCGAGAATTCCTATAGGGGAGACATGAGTGTTAACTGAGAAAGAAGCTAAAGCCCTACTCCCCTACTATGAGAACTTCCCGCTATTTACCTCTTTGGTTTGGAAGTCGATCGGTTTGCCTTCTCCCACGCCTATCCAAACAGATATCGCAAAACTCCTACAAGCTCCCCCTAATGATCGACTGATCCTAATGGGTTTCCGAGGTGTAGCTAAGTCATTCATTACGTGTGCTTATGTGGTTTGGTGTCTTTGGAGAGACCCTCAGCTGAAGATTATGGTTGTTTCAGCTAACAAAGAAAGAGCTGATGCTAATGCTACCTTCATTAAGAAAATCATTAATGAACTCCCTTTCTTAGACCACCTAAAGGCTCGTGAAGGTCAAAGAGATACTCAGAACCTTTTCGACGTTGGGCCGTCCAAACCCGACCATTCACCTTCTGTGAAATCAGTGGGTATCAAAGGTCAGCTTACGGGTTCTCGTGCTGACATTATCTGCGCCGACGACGTTGAGGTGCCGAGTAACTCCTTCACTCAGGTTCTTAGAGACCAGCTATTTGAATTGGTAAACTTTTGCCTTTTAGTTAAGTAATTAACTACCAAAACTCGCTTAAACGGGGAAACTCTCATTGAGACAATCCCGTGCTAAATTCAGTGCTTCCATGTTTTTTGAAGATTAACATGGAAACTAAAATTTGTAGTAAGTGCAATGCGGAAAAGCCTTTAACGGACTTTCATAAGCGCATTACTAAATCAGGAAAGAACATTGGGCAGCCAATGTGTAAAGCCTGTAAGAAAGATATTTCTAGTCTTAGATATAAAGATAAGAAAGTAGAAATTAAACAAATCAATAAACTTTGGAGAGAGTCCAATCCAGAAGCCATGGCAAAGGCTAGAAAGAATTGGATGAAGAAATCTTATAAATACTGTCCTTCCTTTTATAGGGCTTGTGATCGCTGTAGAAAAGCCAATGTGTTCATTGCGGACACTTTTGAAGAACTACACGCAATAAGAGAGTTTTATAAGAACTGCCCCGAAGACATGACAGTTGACCACATCATACCTATTAGCAAAGGTGGGTCACACACTATTGATAACTTACAATACTTATCTTTCAGGGATAACTGTAGGAAGTCAAATAAAATTGTTTAACTAAATTTAACGGAAGCACTGATAAATGCCTAACGACTATCCCGAAAGGGAGTACACCTAAGCAGGTGGAAATGGCGAGGATCCTGAACAAGGATCTTGATATAGTCTGAACTTCATGGCGACATGAAGAAGTTTTAAGAGAAACTGGCATAGCGTAGCGAACTATGCTGAACATTTTGGAAAGAATTCGACGCTGTCCTAAAGCCTGGTGAAGGTAAAAAGATCATCTATCTGGGCACCCCTCAGAACGAAATGAGCCTCTATAACGAGCTACAGGAGCGCGGATACACGGCTGTAATCTATCCCGCTAGGTACCCCTATGATGACTCTCATAGAGCCTCCTATGGCGATAGATTGGCCTCTATCATTGCTGACAAGTACGACAAGGATCCTAAACGTTGGGCAGGTAAGCCTACAGACCCCCTTAGATTCTCTGAAGAAGATCTACAGAAGCGTGAACTCTCTTATCGTAAGGCAGGCTTCGCTCTGCAGTTCATGCTTGATACGACCCTCTCAGACGCCGATAAATACCCCCTACGGCTTCGTGACCTCATCGTAGGTATGTTCCCCTTAGACGAGGCCCCAATGAAGCTCACGTGGCTCCCTGAGCCTTCTAAGAGGGTTCCAGTTGATGAGTGTCCTCCGATGGGTCTTAAGGGGGATTCTTACTTCTACTACCATGCCTCATCCAATGAAGTAGTCCCGTATGCACATAAGATCCTATGTGTTGACCCCTCAGGTAGAGGTAAAGACGAAACAGGTTATGCTGTTCTCTACTACCTAAATGGATATATCTACGTCATGGAAGTAGGAGGTCTATTGGGAGGCTACTCTGATGTAGTCCTCAATAAACTAGCTAAGGTAGCTAAGAAGTACAAAGTCAATGAAGTGGTCATTGAAGGAAACTTCGGTGATGGTATGTACATCAAACTATTTGAACCTGTATTAAAGAAAACCTATAGTAACTGCGGGGTTACTGAAGTTAAGTCTACGGGACAAAAAGAACTCCGAATCATTGATACTCTTGAACCTGTAATCTCAAACCATAAAATGTGTGTTACTCCTGAGTGTATCAGGAATGACTACTCTACCGTACCTGAATCTGACTACAAATATGCTTGTTTCTATCAGCTCACTCGTATCACTGTTGATAGGGGTGCCCTTATTCATGATGACCGTCTGGATGCTCTGGCAATCGGAGTTAAATACCTTGTGGACTTCATGGGCGTAGATGCTGATGAAGGTATTAACGAACTAACCGAAGAATGGCTAGAGGAGTCTATGGAGTCCCTGTATGGATTCTATACGTCCAATATCGGAGGTGTGATGGTAACTGAAGATAGACACAGTCCTAAAGGTACCTCTAAGGGTGTAGACAGATATAAGGATAAAGGCTACACGTTCAAGAGGTGATAACTGAAATATGCTTTATTAGTATTGAACACTTGTTCAGTAAATAATAAAGACAATGTAATAGAGAAAACAGGGTATTTCAGAATAAAATCCATACTCCTAGGGGGGGCTAGGAAAGACATATATAGATATACATATAGGTCTTTTCTAGCTCCCCCTTTTTGTTAGAAATGAAAGTATCAGAAGTAAAAGGTATCAGTGATGATGGAGTCTTAAGAAAATCCTTAGGGTACCTATAGACCCTTATGGGAGTCTATAGACCCTTATGGGAGTCCATAGACCCTTATGGGAGTCCATAGACTCTTATGGGAGTCCATAGACCCTTATGGGAATCCTTAGGTGCCTATAGACTCTTATGGGAATGACCTTAATGAACAATACCAATAACACTAAAAATAAAGTATTCATCACCATCAAAATCATCATTATCATCATCCTCTTTATAATGTCTTTGCTTAACGGGGATGTGACTACTGTTGATGCTCTCCTACGTACTCTTGTGACTAGTCTATAATTACTTCCAGTTCCCCCTTGGGTTCCCTTAATGGGTTCCTGAGGGGTTTTATTTAAAGTTATCCACAGGTTATCCACAGAGTTATCCACAGGTAACCAAGGGGATCATAAAAATTGACAAAATTTGTGAACCCTCACTTAAGTAGTTCACGTGCGTGGGTGCCCCCGTGGGGGTGCCTGTGGGTGCCTTCGGGCTCCCGCTGTCTCCTTTGGGGTCTTTGATTCTACCACAGATTCAAAAGGCTGTCAAGTGGGGTTTGTCACTATTGACATCCTTAGGGTACTTGTGGTAAACTATTGATTTATCAGTGTTTTTTC